TAACTCTTTTCTTTGTTAGAAAATCCACGGTGAAGGTCTTCTGTAACAGGGCATCCCCGATGTACTTTTCGTTCAAGAGAATCTTCTTTATGGTCTCCGGTCGCCATCTTGGTTTTCCTGCAGCTGTTAAAATACCGTCCTTCTCAAGATCCCTACCAATGCCTGCTAGGCTTTTACCCTCAAGGTACTCTCTGTAAATGCGCTTAATGATTTCAGCCTCTTCAGGAACAATGATTAGGTTTCCTTCTTCATCTTTTGTGTACCCCATAAAGCGATTATGGTTGATCTGGACTTTCCCTTGCTGGTATCGATACTGAAGTCCAAGCTTAACGTTCTGGGAAAGGCTCTGACTTTCTTGCTGCGCGAGGGATGCCATAATGGTCAGAAGCACCTCTCCCTTGGCATCCATTGTGTTGATGTTCTCTTTCTCGAAAAACACCGATATGTTCTTATCCTTTAGCTGCCTAATATACTTTAGGCAGTCCAGAGTGTTACGGGCAAATCGACTGATGGATTTTGTAATAACCAGATCGATGTTCCCCTCCATGCACTCGTCGATCATGCGGTTGAACTCTTCTCGTTTTTTCGTGTTCGTGCCTGAAATGCCGTCATCTGCAAATATGCCTGCAAACTCCCATTCAGCATTTTTCTTTATAAACTCGGTGTAATGCGCCACCTGCACCTCATAGCTTGAGTTCTGCTCTTCAGTTTCTGTAGAAACACGGCAATAAGCAGCAACACGTAGTTTCTTTACTTTTTCTTTTGCGGCTGTACTTCCGACCCTTTTTCGTGCTGGAATTACAGTTATGTTTTTCTCTGCCAATTTAAACCTCGCTTTCTATCAGACTATACAGGTACTCCGCTCGCGCTACTGGATCATCTGGAAGCTTACCTTCTGATTTTCTCACTTTAAATCGCTCTATAGGTGGGGGAGCACTGAAAGCTGCAAGCTCTGCAATCCGCCCTAAGTCCTTCGCACGTTTACTTCTAACTTCTTCAGCCTTATCAAACGTCTCTTTATCAATGATTGCGGGGTATACGTCATTTCCAAGATAGTTGACATTTTTCAAAATATGCCCCATGGATGAATGTGTCTTTTCAATACCAGCCTGCTCACCGGCCACAGCTAGAGAAAGTCCTGAAATGTACTTTTCAAAGAAATCCCTTACTTGATCCGCAGCCCTTTCATCAACGGTAACAACTCCGTCCGTAATTGCATATCCGTATGGTACATAAGCCATTTACCTCACCACCCTTTCTTTAAGAGAAGGCCCACATTTTAATTTAAATGTTAGTTCATCCCTTGAATTTACAATGATGTTTTCTACATACTTTTCAAATGCCTCGTCCGTATAATTGCCATCAAACTTATCTTTTGAAACATACTCAAGAATCGCCTTTACCTCATCAGCCTGTGATGTTCCACTTGTAAATGACATGACCAGGTTTGTCTTCTCAGTGGTTAGATTTTTTATTTCGCTATCCAGTGCATTTCGTTCCTTGTTAAAAAGTGCTGGTTCAAGAAACCCTTTTGTCATAAGGCCAATAAGCGTATTGCGCTCTTCTGTTAGTTGTTCCATGCGCTTATCGATGGCATCTATTCTTTCAAGGTCGCACTCTTCTTGGTTTTTACTTATAGCATCATAAAATGGCCCAAGGATAATCTTTCTGCTGTAGGCAAGCTTATTCATCATGGTGGCAAAGGTTGCCTTTATCTCTCCATCACGCAGGAACAGCATGGAGCAGCTGTTCTTGTCTTCAATATGCCCTTTGCAGCTCCAGGCGATATAACTTCTGCCAGCAGAGTAGTTTGTTTTTCTCCTAAACGTGGACCCACACTCTCCACAGATGATTCTGCCGCTTAATACATATCTATTTTGATAAGCTTTTTTGTTAACAGCCTTACTCTTCGCTCTTTGTGTGATCAGCTTTTGTGCCTTAGAAAACACTTCTTTGCTGACGATAGGCTCATGATGATTCTTGCAGTAAAATTGGTCTTTCTCACCTTTATTAGGCCGTCGATTGAAGTTGTTATCCGTGTAAGTCTTTTGGAAAAGCGCATCCCCTTTGTATTTTTCATTTCGGAGCATATCAATCCCCTATATGTCAGAATAGATGTCGTATGGATGGTATAATACTTTTAGAAAGGAAGGTATCCATATGACAAGGAAAAAAGAATATACAGAGGAATATAAACAGCGAGTACTTGAAAAGCTCATGCCACCTATCGGCAAAAGCGTACCAGAGGTAGCAAAGGAAGAGGGTATTAACAGAAATACATTGTATGGATGGGTTGCAAAAGCTAGAGATAAGGGTGCTAAGATTCCCAACAGTTCACCTTCTAATAATAGAAAGTGGCGCAATGAAGATAAAATGAAGATAGTATTGGAAACATACAGTATGAATGAGGTGGAACTAAGTACCTACTGTCGCGAAAAGGGACTCCATGTCTCTGATATCAAGGAGTGGGCCAAGAGGATGGAACAGTCCTTCGATGACCGGGTTGAGTCAGTAGAGTTAACTGCTCAGAAACAAAGGTCTAGACAGCTTGAAAAGGAACTTAAGCGCAAAGAAAAGGCGCTTGCTGAGGCAGCGGCATTATTGGTGCTAAGAAAAAAGGCAGATGCGATTTGGGGGGACCCAGAGGAAGACTGATTAGCAGCTCAGATCGCAAGAATGCCATAGAGCTAATCAACGAAGCTAGGGATGCTGGTGCCCGCTTGGCACCCTGCTGTGAGGTCCTGAATATTTCAGCCAGGACCTATGAACGATGGATAAAAGAAGATGGTGTAATAGATTTACGCAAGCATGCTAAGCGGAAAGAACCACACAACAAGCTATCAGATAATGAAAAACAGGATATTATTGATATATGCAATAGCCCTGAACACGCAGACCTTAGTCCGTCACAGATTGTCCCTAAGCTGGCTGATCAAGGGCAGTACATAGCTTCTGAGTCCACTTTTTACAGGGTGCTTAGAGAATTCAAGCAGAATGCCAAAAGAAAGGCAACTCGCAGTCATTCATCAAAACCATTAGCAACCCACCTAGCCAAAGCTCCCAACCAGGTTTGGACTTGGGATATTACCTGGATTCCGGGATTAATAAAAGGGAGCTATTACAAATTATACATGATAATTGATATATTCAGCCGCATGATAATCCAGTGGGAACTCCATGAAACAGAATCTCAGAAACATGCTATGAATTTGATAAGAAAAGCCGTATTTAGACATGGTATCATCAACAAGCCATTGGTACTACATTCAGACAATGGCAGTCCTATGAAAGGGCAGGATTTTCAAAATCTGTTGGTACATCTGGGAATCACTAAATCATATTCCAGACCTCGTGTAAGTAATGACAATGCCTACTCCGAAGCCTTGTTTAAGACTTTAAAATATACAAAAGATTTCCCAACCAAAGGGTTTAAATCCTTGGAATCAGCACGAGAATGGATAGATCGGTTTGTAAATCTATATAATATAGAATTTATGCACAGTGGCATAAAGTATGTAACACCATACCAGCGGCATTTTGGCTTTGATAAGGAGGTTTTAAGAAGAAGAAAAGATGTATACGAGAATGCAAAGCAGAAGAATCCTGGTAGATGGTCTGGTAAGACGAGAAATTGGGATTACATAGACTGTGTTTCGCTCAATCCAGTTAACAAAGATGAATTAGCACAGAAAATACGACAACTTACTTGACAAATACCGATCACTGTTCCTGTGCTCCAATGATTACCTCTTCTTGCAGGAATCTTGTCCCTGTTAAGGCCCTTTGCAATCACACTTCCACCTTTACCTGAAAGGCACTCTGAAAAAATGCGCTTAACAACTTCTGCTTCTTCTGGAACGATGACCATCTCACTATTCACATTGGCATACCCATAAGGGGGACTGCCAATAATGAAACTGCCATTTTGAAATTTTTTGCTGATTGACCATGTCATATTCTGTGAAATGGATGCGGACTCTTCTGCCGCAAACCCAGATAAAATAGAAAGCATTAACTCACCTTCCATATCACCTGTGTTTAGATTTTCCTTTTCAAAATAAATGAAAACACCAATATTTAAGAGCTGTCTTACCAGTTCTAAACAATCCATGGTATTACGTGCAAACCGGCTTATAGATTTGGTGATAATAAAATCAACACGATTACTTTCACAATCGCGAATCATGCGAAGAAGCTCAGGTCGTTTTTCCTTTTTCGTCCCTGAAATCCCTTCGTCATAATAAAGCCCTGCAAACTCCCATTCTGGATTGGATTTGATGTAGTTTTCATAGTGCTCCCGCTGAGCTTTAAGGCTTTCTAACTGTTCATCGCTATCTGTTGAAACCCTGGCATATGCGGCCACTCGAAGCTTGTTTTTCGACAACTGTGATCTTGTCAGTTCATCGATTTTCGTTATCTTTTTCATTGTCTCACCTCGCTTTCTTTCATTACATATATCACTCTAAAAGCCACTAATAGCAAGTGATTTAAGACATAATCTCGGCTAGCTTTGGTGAGAATTTCAGTCTGTTTAATGCAGATATTTTGTGTCGTTCATCCTCTGTAATCTTGCCTTCTTTATAGAGCATTCCGATAATGCTTTCTGCTATATAAAAGTCATACTCTCTCTGCAACTGTTCTTCTGTCATTGGTTCTGTCTCACCCTTGATCGGGCTGCCATCTTTTACTTCAATTATCTTCATAAAAAAAACACCTCCTACCTGGTAGCCACGGCAAGAGGTGAAATCTGATTGTTTAACTAATCTTTCTTATATTATCCTCAGGTTTACGTTATCCTCAACAAATGCAAAATTCCTTGAAATCGCAGACGGTTTTCTGCAAATGTTGAGGATAAAAAATTTATTTCAATCCACACAGACGAGCCAGTTCATCTTCATCACTTTCCCACAGAGGTTGTTCTTTAGCATCATCTGGCATATCAACCTTATTCAATGCCTCACGCATTTGATCAAGGGATGGGATTGCGTAAATTTTGGTAGTTTCCACACTGGAATGTCCAAGAATCTTTGAAATCATAATCGAATCTACTCCATCTTGATACAAATGTGTAGCACGTTCTGCACGAAGCAAATGAGGATAAACTCTGTCCGGCATGTCTGGGCAGGAGGTTCTTACAGCATCGGCATATTTCTGGATAAGGCGTTCAACCGTACCGGTAGAAATCCTACCAGTGTTACCTTTGATAATGGTGTAAAACAACAGATGTTCTGGATCTTTGGTATCTGAATGATAAATGGATTTATACAGTTTTAAATGTTCTGCTGTCTTTTCTGTTATAGCCACAGTTCGTTCCTTGTTGCCCTTGCCATTTACATGTATGGATAAGGTATCCAGATTTACATCGTTGACATGAAGTCCTGTCAATTCGCTGACCCTGATTGCAGAATCATAGAGAAGAATCATGATTGTACGATCGCGGATGCCGATTTTTGTATCCTTCGGCTGCGAAAGCAGAGCATTTAACGCTTCTTTAGAGAGAAGAAGCTTTTCCCTCTTTGGAACTTTCATGCCAGGGACTTTTGATACCTGCAAAGCAATGGACTGTAATGACACATCATTATCAGATGCATACTGCACATAATTTTTTATCGCTGCCAGGCGTACATTACAGGTTGCCGGAGAATTCCCATGGTTTTTCAGATAGGCACAATACTCTAGGAGCAGCTCACGGGTACAGTCAGTGAAAGTAAATTTTGAAATGGAGATATTCTTTACTTCGAATAAATACTTTCTAAATACAGACAGGGAATCTTTGTAAGAACGTATAGTTTCCGGACTACGCCCCAACTGCCTAGGAAGATAGTTTTCAAGATACTGAAGGGTCATTGAGAAGAAGAGTTTTGTATCAGTTATCTTTTTTTTCATTGAAATTCACCTCCGGGATTACTAAATCTGATGTTTTATCTTTGGCATGAACGATTTTGAAGCTTTCAGTTACCTGATGATAGTAATAAAGGGATTCATGGATACTGGCATGCCCGAGAAACTTACTGAGATATGGAAGTTTATCCTCAATATTTTCACCAACCTCCATCCAACTGTTCAGACGATCAACAACAAAT